CGCTTGGGGCGGCATATTAACGCTAACATCTTGTACTTTCTTAAAATAGTCTAAAAATCCCATTACCAATACATATTACTTGAACGTGTTGTGCTACCATTAGCATTTCCCCAACGTATAGAATTACCTTGAGCTGGATCAATTTCTGTAATATCACAATTAACTGAACCTGAAGCAACTGATTTTAAATAACCAATTGCACCACCCCTATCCATTGGATCATTTCCGTTATAGCGTTCCTTTCTTAACTCTGGTACATTTCTTGGGTTTATCCTACTATGTAAATGATATAAAGTAATATCTAACAAATATTGAACTATTAAAGCATTACGATTATCTCCTAAAGTCCATTTTGTTGCATCATCTGGATAAACACCAATAATAAAATAAGTTGTTCCTGTCCCCCAATAAGCTGAATAAGTAGGATCAATACCTTTAATATTTACCGTTGCTGTATAAACCTTGTTTTCAAACCATACCTGACTACCTACAGTATAAGTAGTTGTACTTAAATATTCGTTATGTGGTAATGTAACATAATACAATGTTTTATCTAAGCAAATTAAAGTCCACTCAGCACTATTAAAAGCATGAGCAACTGAACCAGCAATAGATTTATAAATATTACCACTTTGCAATACATACTGCCCTGTTGTATAAATAGTTATTGCAGAGAAAGCAGAAGTGGTAAATTCAACTAATTGTTTAGCTGAATAAGTAGCAGAAGCTGAAAAAACTTTAGTATCTGAAAATACATTAGCAACTTTATAGCGTTGTGCTAGGTAGCCAATCATTTCTGCTTGAGCTGCCTGTTCAACATCTTTCTGAATTTGTGAATTAGATTCAATAATTTGTGCTAAATTATCGGCTTGAATAGCTCGTAAATAATCTAAATCTCTTAATAATCTTGCCATGTTTTACAAAAATAAAGTTAAAAATATTAGTATTTGTTCTTTGTTACTAATTTATTTCGATTACTTTTTTATTCTCAGTTAGTTTAAAAGATTGAGCCTTTACCATTTCAAGCTCCATTTTCTGCAAATCTTGTACATATTGCACAAAGTTATATTTTAACTCCTTAATTCGTGTTTTACGAGTTACAATAAACGTATCTGAGTGGATTAATATATTTGTATTAACGTCCTCAATAAAGAATGTTACGCAATTATGCCCATCAATTATTTCTTTGTGTGATTTTACTTTCATATTCTATGATGTCTTTTAAAAATTGTTCTTTATAAATATCTTCATTAGCCCTTATTGGATTTTCTATAATAGGAGAGTGATACGTTCCCTTTACACACCCATCAACCTCTGCTCTAACATTCATTGTTAAGAAATTTTCTTTATAATTTAACTTAATTCCTTCATGTTTAATCATAACCTATTTTTACTTATTGGTGCGTTTCCTATTTTTCTAACATACTGAGTAACATCTCCACGTTGGAACATTTGATATTCATTCTTAAAAGCTTCACATATTAAATAATCGGTTAAATCGCTTAAATGTCCATACATTTGGTAAGATATGCCACTTTTATTATCTTTTACTTTTGTTTTATCCTTTGTTCCATCACTAGCCTCTTTAGTATTAGTAAAATCTTGTACTGCGGTTTTACAATTACTACTGATTAGTATTTCAATATCGCCAAAGTTACTAAATAATATTGTATTAATGAAATTTCCACGCATAACAATTGAAGGATTAGATTTTGCTAATCTCATAATAGGTTTATAACTTTCTAATTGAATTTGTATCAATTTAAAGAAATTATGACCTTTCTCCTGCTTAACATCCTCTTTTTGACTTGTTGCATCTCCATAAATAAATAATCCTGTGTTATGGTTTGGGTATCTAAATTTAAACTCATTACAAACATCTCTAATAGTGTTTTTAGGATTAATACCAAGTATCTCATCAATCATTCTTATTTGTTTGCCTTGTATTTGGAATATACCAACAGGTAAATATGGATTAACATTCTCATCCCAACTAATATGAAGCGGTAAAGTAGGCTCATAATGGGTAGTTGATGAAACGTGTTTATCTAAACTAAAATATTTATAAAATTCAGCTCCAGTACGTTCTTGTAAATCCCAATTACCCTCGACAAACACCTCATATTCATATCGTGGCATTGATTTTAAAGACTCTAAATAGTCAAGTGGTATAAATGGATTGTCTGTAATTTTAGACGGTATGTAAAGCCAATTTTCGGGTAATGAGTTAGTTTTCCACTTATCGTAAACCATTTCTTTTACAAAACCATTAGAAGGGTTACAAGTTGCTAAAATTATTGGTTTAGGTTGTTTATCGGTATTCGGTATAATATGAGAACCAGCCCTTTCAATCGCTTTATAGAATGTTTTTTTTTGACATTCGTTTATCTCCTCAAATAGAAAACCGTTACATTCTAATCCTTTAAAATTATTCAACTCTTTATCATCTGCATAATTTTCGCCTAAGAATATAATCTGGCTACTATTTTGTAATGTAACAGTTTGTGTATCTTGGTTATATTTCTTTACAAATGTAGTAGGGCATATTTTAACAAATGATGGTATTGTTGTTTTCTTTAAAGTTTGTAAATTATTACGAACTACCACCCATTTTGAATTAGGGTACATCTTGCAGAGCAATAATAAAACTCCTAATCCTGCAAAAGTTTTACCTCCTCGAATTGCACCTCCATACATTATAAAATTATACTTATTACTAAATACAGCTTCTAAAAACTCAATTTGTTTAGGAAATGGATTAAATAATATTTGATTAGCCATTAGAGTTCTATTTCAGTTTCTCCAATTTTAAATATTTGTTTAGTTGTTTCAACTTCTGCTTTCATTTCTATTGCTGCAGGTATTAATTTACTACATAGTTTATAAAATTCAGTTGGATTATCTTTTCCCCAAGCTGATAATTTCACTTGATCATTTTGTTGTAATAAGTTAAAAGCTTCTAGGAACGTGTCTTTAACTGATGTTCCTAATTTATTTGGAGTGCCTTTTTCACGACCTCCTGTTTTCTCACCTTTCATCTATTTTTAATTTACTTTAGACAAATATACAAATTAATTACAATAAATAACAAATTGCCAATTATTAAGTGTTATTAGTTGGCAGATTGGGTTGATATAGTTTAGTTCAAAGGCTTTCATTCGTTTTCATATTTATAATTTAATTGTTAGTTCTTTTAACATACTCATCAATAATAGGGGTTCTATCTATTTTAGACCAACCATCGAAAAATTTGTATTCAGTATATTTACAATACCGACAAGCTTTAACATCTTTTTTATCTATTTCATAACTTATAATATTATGTCTTCCAATTAAGCAAGATAAATATTTTATTAAAAATTGCTGTAATGTTGTTATTTTACTCATATTTTCATAATTTAATTGTTAGTTTATATTTTACCTAAATTTACCCGCCTTTAAATTTCCCATAATATTATATTTTCCGTAAAGATAGTTAATAATTTGATTTTCTTATATTTATTTCTAAAAATAGCGTAATTTAGAATTAGTCTAAGTTAAAAAGCGTTTGTGTGTCCTGAGTTGGTTATGTGCATGGCCCATTTAGATCTAAACTCTTCAAATGTATAAATTAAATGATAATCAAATCCTAATAATTTAACAGAGTTTTCAAATGCTTTCTGCTTATCCGATTGTTTGCCGGTATTTATTTTTAATTCAAAGAATACACATAGGCCATTAGGGAATAATGCAATTAGATCACTTACACCGGCTTTTAATCCTGTTGCTACTAATTTCATAGCTTCAATTTTATTTCTGGTCCCACCATTAGGAACGCTAAAAATTTGACATTGTGGTTTATGGTGCAATAAACAATAATTGTTATTAGCCCACGTATAACAAATTTGTTGTAATTTGTCTTCGTTTGGTTTAATTTCTTCTTTTTTTTCTTCTTTTTTCATAATTTTAAGGTTACAGGTTTTAAAAAGGTTACAGGTTGGGTTACAAGTTAGAATGTGAGTTACCTAGGCGGTTACAGGTTACAGCACTTTTTAAACATATTCATACTATATATACACATAATGTGCAAAAATATTTTTTTTTGCAAAGGCACCAGCCCTTTAAAAAGTTTGCGAAAAGTGCTGTAACCTGTAACCCAAAAATATAACTAACTAATTTACAATAAGTTACAAGGTTACAGGTTGTTTCGTTTTTTGAGTTTTTCATCTTAAAATG